GGAAGGAAACCGTTCGCAATGAGCATACCGGCAAGGATGGCGACGACATTGCAGTTAACCTAATCACTCGCCGGGTGATTGATGCGCCAGAAGGGTGAGCTAGTCATTGATACACCGCGCTGGGCTGTCCCCTTGCTTCAGCCGTCGCGATATAAGGGCATTTACGGTGGGCGTGGATCGGGCAAGTCTCACGCCTTTGCAGAAATGCTTATTGAACGCTGCATCATGCAAAAGACCTACGCGGTGTGTGTGCGCGAGGTTCAAAAGTCTTTGGCGCAGTCGGTTAAAAAGCTTTTGGAAGTCAAGATCGAGGCTATGGGCGTCGGTCGCATGTTTGAAGTGCAGCAGACCGTAATCAAATGCCCGCATGGCGGTTTGATTATCTTTCAGGGCCTCCAGAACCACACGGCAGACAGCATCAAGTCGCTGGAAGGTTATGACATTTCATGGGTTGAGGAAGCGCAGAGCCTGTCGCAGCGCTCGCTTGACCTGCTTCGTCCGACGATCCGCAAGCCTGGTTCGGAGCTTTGGTTTACGTGGAACCCATCGCAGGCAACCGACCCGGTGGACGTTCTGCTACGCGGCGAGAACCCGCCACCAGATGCTTTGGTTGTTCAGTCCAACTACCGCGACAATCCGTGGCTCCCCGACGTTCTCAAGGCCGAACTGGAATACGACCGCAGCCGCGATCCGGACAAGTTTGCGCACATCTGGCTTGGCGAGTACCAGCGCAACAGCGAAGCCCGTGTGTTCCGCAACTGGCGTGTGGAGGACTTCACTGCGCCTGATGGTGTGACATTCCGCATGGGGGCCGACTTCGGCTTCAGCATCGATCCTAGCGTCTTGCTGCGGTGCTACATTGACGGGCGCAATCTCTACATCGATTACGAGGCTTGGCAGATTGGCTGCGAGATTGACCGCTTGCCCGATCTGTTCATGACGGTGCCAGGCGCTGAAAGCTGGCCTATGGTGGCAGACAGCAGTCGCCCCGAAACGATTAGCTACCTTCGCAATCATGGCTTCCCCCGCATCCTGTCGGCCGTCAAGGGCGCGCGTTCGGTCGAGGAAGGCGTGGAGTTCCTTAAGAGCTTCGACATAATCGTGCACCCGCGCTGCCAGCATGTGATTGACGAATTGACGCTCTACAGCTTCGAGATCGACCCGCTGACCGGCATGGTGCTGCCCAAGCTGGCGGACAAGAATAACCACTGCATCGATGCACTTCGCTATGCCTGCGAGGGTGTGCGGCGCGCGTCTGCGGTTAGGGCCGTGCCTGATGCCGCGCCCATGCCGATTGTCACGAAGTGGGGCAGGCGTTGACGGTGGAAATGACATAGGGTAAGGTTGCAGCGCTCAACGTCGCGATGACAGTGGAGCAAGAGGTTTTAATGGCGCGCAAAACCAAAGCCGAAGTCAATGCGATTGTGCTGGCACAGGCCCGCGCCGAGTTTGACGCAACCCAGATGGCGAACCGCGAGGAGCGCCGCCAGTGTGTTGCCGACCGGCGTTTCTACTCCATCGTCGGTGCGCAGTGGGAAGGCGATCTAGCCGAGCAGTTCGAGAATCGCCCGAAGCTTGAGAACAACAAGGTCCACCAGGCGGTGATGCGGGTTATTAACGAGTACCGCAACAATCGGATTAGCGTTGACTTCGTGGCGCGTGACGGCAGCGATAGCGCGCTGGCCGATGTGTGTGATGGGCTGTACCGGGCAGACGAACAGGATAGCGCAGCCGAAGAGGCTTACGACAACGCATTCGAGGAAGCGGCTGGCGGTGGCTTTGGCGCGTTCCGTCTGCGGGCTGATTACGAGGACGAGTACGACGACGAAAACGAGCGGCAGCGCATCCGCATCGAACCGATCTATGACGCGGACACCAGCGTTTACTTCGATGTGAACGCCAAGCGCGCGGACAAGGCGGATGCCAAGCATTGCTTTGTCGTCTACTTCATGGCCAGCGCGGCCTACAAGGCAGAGTGGGGCGATGACCCGGCGTCATGGCCCAAGGACATCAACACTAGCTATTTCGACTGGAACACGCCCGATGGCGTCTACATCGCGGAATACTACAAGGTCGAGGAAGTGCGCGAGAACGTTCGCACCTTCGTCGATCCTGAAGGCCAGCCGGTCAAGTATACCGACGATGAACTGGACGACATGGGCGAAAAGATCATCGGTAACGATGTGGAGAGCGACCAATCCGCCATTGACGCGGCTCTGGCCGATCTAGCTGGGAAGGGGGTGATCGAGGTTAAGGCGCGCAAGGTCAAGCGCCGCAAGGTCCGCAAGTACATCATGAACGGCGCGCGCATCCTTGAGGATTGCGGCCACATCGCGGGCAAGAACATCCCGATTATCCCAGTGTACGGCAAGCGGTGGTTTGTCGATAACATTGAACGCTGCATGGGCATTGTCCGCTTGGCCAAGGACGCGCAGCGTATCTACAACATGATGATTAGCCTACTGGCTGACATCGCGGCCATCTCGCCAACCCGCAAGCCTATCTTTGCCAGCGAGCAGATTGCAGGCTTGCAGCAGGAATGGTCCGAAGCGAACATCAAGAACCTGCCATTCTTGCGCGTCAACTCCATGATCCAGCCCGATGGCAGCATGGCTCCCACTGGCCCGGTTGGCTACATCGAGGCTCCCGACATTCCGCAGGCTCTTGCGGCGCTGATTACCCAATGCGGCGCGGACATGAATGAAATCCTTGGCATGAACCAAGGCGCGGAACAGATGGTTAGCAACATCTCTGGCAAGGCCGTCGAGATGATCCAGCAGCGCCTTGACATGCAGTCGTTCATTTACATGAGCAACTTTTCCAAGAGCATGAGGCGTTGCGGCGAGATTTGGCTGTCAATGGCCAAAGAGGTTTACGTCGAGGAAGGCCGCGCGATGAAGAGCGTAGGCGAGCGCGGCGACATTTCCAGCGTGGAGCTTGCCAAGCCGGTGCTTGATGAGAGCGGCAAGGAGGTCCTCAAGAACGATCTAGGCGCGGCAGACTTGGACGTTGTGTCCGATGTTGGCCCTTCCTTCACCTCGCGCCGTGATGCGATGGTCCGGGCGCTGTCTGGCCTGCTGCCGATGGCGCAAGACCCGCAGGACGCGAAGGTGCTGACCTCGCTCATCCTGATGAACGTGGAAGGCGAAGGCCTGGGCGACGTAAACAACTACTACCGCCGCCAGCTTGTGCAGATGGGCGTGATCGAACCCAATGAGGAAGAACGCGCGCAGATGGAAGCGGCTGCGCAGGCACAAGGCCAGCCCGATCCTAATGCGGTGTATCTCGCAGCGGCGGCTGAAAAGGAACAGGCGCTGGCTGGCAAGGCGCAGGCTGACACAGAACTTGCGTCGGCAAATGCAGACAAGGCGCGTGCTGATACCGCCAAGACGATGGCGGAACTTGGTGCGCAATTAGGCGCTTAGGAGGGCGCAAAGCATGGCGGAAGAGCAAGAGGTAATCGAGCAGACTATTGAAACCGTCGAGGAGCCGCAGCCGGTCGAGGAGGAAGGCCCGCTAGTCGTCCAGATCGGTGACGAAGAGCCAGACGGCGAAGTCTCTGAAGATGAAGTTGCCAAGGCCCCGGCATGGGTGCAGGAACTTCGCAAGCGTGACCGGGAGCGCGAGAAGGAAAAGCGCGATCTTCAGCGCCGCGTCAAAGAACTAGAGGCCGCAACCACTCCCGCGCCTGATGCCCCTAAGCTTGGCGCAAAGCCTACGCTTGAAGGCTGCGACTATGATGAAAGCGCATTCGAGAGCGCGCTAGAAGCCTGGTATCAGGACAAGGCCAAGGTTGAAGCATCGCAGCGCGAGGTAGAGGAACGCCAGCGCGCGGCCAACCAGGCATGGGAAGCCAAGGTTGCGAGCTATCAGGAAGCCAAGGCCAAGTTGCCGGTGCCTGATTACAATGATGCCGAGGCGTTTGTTCAGGACACGTTCGACACTACGCAGCAGGGCCTGCTGATTAAGGTAGCCAAGGACGCGCCTACGCTCGTTTATGCGCTGGGCAAAAACCCGGCAAAGGCCAGCGCTCTGGCAGGCATCAAGGACTACGCCGAGTTTGTGGCCGAAGCCGTTCGACTGGAGATGAGCGTGAAAGCAACCCGCAAGCCTGCACCGAGCCCGGAGCGTTCAGTTAGCGTGCCGTCTGGGACTGGCGTTGTCAGCACGGATAACACGCTGGAGCGGTTGCGCGATGAAGCCGCCAAGACCGGCGATTATTCCAAGGTCATGGCTTACAAGCGGAGTAAGCGGGCGTGAGTGCCTTTAATGATGTCGGCAATGATGCCTGGCATGTCTTACCTATGGGCGATCTACGCGAGCATAAAAGCGCGGCGACGTGCTGGTGTATGCCGACGCCAGATCCGGAAGATCCGACCGTCTGGATACATCACAGCATGGACCGGCGCGAACACACAATTGAGAAAGGCATAACGCAATGACCGAATCAATCCACCCTGCCCCTGAAGGCTTTACTGCCGAGCAACTCGCCGCCGATCCAATCTTGCGCTATTTTCATTTCGCGCACTTGCCGCCGCAGCTTCAGGTCATTTCAATTAAGTTTTACGAGATTGTGTGTGAACTTCTAGCGCTCTTGCCCCGCAATGCCGAGCGCACCGTTGCGCTGCGGAAGCTGCTTGAAGCCAAGGACGCGGCTGTTCGAGCTAATGTGAACTGACTTGCACGGGGGGCAATGCCGTGTTATTGTCATCCAAGCCCTCGCGCGGCTATAAATGCGCAGTTCATGGTTGCCGCCTGACCGCATAGGCGAGTTCTGAACCGGGCTTATGCCCTTTTCCGTTCTCGGCTAGCATAAGGATAGCAGCCATGCCTTTTTCCAAGGAAGAGCGCGTTCTCTTTGAAGATGAACTCGCAGCATTCAATGACCTGATGGTTGAAAGCAAGACCGTCTCCGTGTT